ACCTGCATCAATGTATTGGTCTGCACCATCCAAGTCTATAAAGTTATACGCAGAGTTTACCCCTGTGAGAAAGGATTGGTCTGGCAGAACTGAGGAATAGACTAAGTCAGCAGAGTTTTGGTTTGTCATTGTGCCGACATTGCCACTTACTTGCTTAATTGAAAAATTACTTATAGTCAAATTTGGTTGATTTGCTGACCTAAATCCATAATACCCTGTAGCTGTGGATGTAGCTTGAACATATATAATTTTATCACCATCTGATTGAAGATTATTTTGTTGATTAAAAACGCTAAGACTTGTTTCAAGAGCTTTAGTTGCAAATGCAAATCTAAAATAACTACTATTACCACCACCTATTGCTCCAGATACAGAATAAGTAATTTTATAAACTGTATTAGCAACTAAAGATATATCTTCCCATACAGTCATATTTGCTGTTGAACCTGTACCTGCAATATTTAACACTCCATTACTAAAACTAAAACTATCATAAGCAGGATATGCTCCAGAACCTGTATTACCATTAGTCCACGCTGAAAATAACTCAACTCCAAGAACAGGCTCAGTTACATCGATGATGGCAGGGTAAGTGTCACTTAGGTCTGCTGATTGGAGGACTTCTTTAAAAGACATATCTGTTATATAGACAACATTACCAGAACCCATATCTACTTGTTGAAATATCATGCTTGCGTGTCTGCCACGAAAATATAAAGAATAACTTGCACTTGTAGTCGTTAATGATGGGGTAACATGATTAACAGCTTGGTCATATATTCTTATTTTTGAACCTGCACTACCACCCTGGTAGTAAGCATTAAATGTTAATTTATGCAGTTTATTTTCTGATGCAACAATATCAGTATTTAATAAACTTGCATCGCTAAAAGTAGCATTAAGTCCTGTACCTGTACCTGCATAGGTTATTGCAACTCCATTAGTTACATTTGCAATATTAGATTCACTACCACCACCATAAGCAGATGAAGTATTATTATCAACTTTTTCTCCACCCAACTCTTCTTCTGTACTCTCAAATGCCCCCATGTCATAACCTGCAACCATTTGCTGTACTATGTCATCTGATGCACCATTTGTGATCGTACCATCGTTTGAGTTAGAACTTGAATCTGCTATGGTAGGATATGCCTTACTTGTGTCTGAACCCATTCTCCATAGTCCTACTAATCCTGTATCAGCACTTGGGTTGTGAGTAATACCTTTTTGGTATTGAGCGTAAATAAAATCAGCATCTTTAGCATCTGAGTAAATTGCTACAGAACTTATAGAGCCTGTTAAGTTACTCCACCCACTTGCTCCACCGATTTGAAACACATTACTTGAATAGGTTATAGAATCAGTATAAGAATCTGTACCTTTAAGTTCTCCATCTAAATAAATCTTTATATTGCTCTTATCGTAAGTACCTACTAAGTGATGCCACACTCCTGTAGAACTCATTGGTGTTTCAGCGTGATTAGAACCCCATGAATTAATTGCAAATATAATATTATCTGCATTATCCATAGCTAATCTCCACCCATTGCTACCTGTGTCTGTATTACCAACAACTAAATCATAATCTTCAAGAGATGTAAAGTTTACCCAAGCAGATACAGTAATTGCTTCGGTTGGAGATACAGCAGAGGATGTAGTCATAGCAATTACATCATTTGTTCCATCAAAATCCACTACAGAAAATCTGTTGTCTCTCATGGGAGTATAGCGTGATTTTGCAAACTGCTTTATGGTTTGAGCATCCAAAATTGTCTGATGTATTGCTATATTTGAAATATAGCCTTTGTAAAATCTTTGAACTGCACTACTATAATAACCTGCACCTATGTAAATATTATTTGCTTTTGTAGCACTATCTACTGCTGTTCCTGTAGATGCTAATGTTCCATTAATATATAATTTTATACCACCACTTCCACCATCTCTATCTACAGTATATGAAAAATGATTCCAAGAATTTTGTAAAAAACCATTACCTACAGTATTTGCTGACACTATTGGTAAATGTCCACTTATAGATGCACCTTCAGACCTTAAAGCATTATCAAAAACCTGTATAACTAAACCTTCCGAATAATCATTTCCTGTGTCAACTAAAGCTATTATTGCTTCATAAGTTGTACTATTGTCTATATAATAAAACCAACCAGAGACACTAAAATCGCTTAATGTTAGTCCTGTGTTTGATGCTAACACTCTTTGGTCTGCACCATCAAAATCAGTATAGAAGTCACTTCTGGCGATTGATTTATCTTCTTCTGGTAGTACCTTATCCCCTGCTCTGAGCCATAGTTTAAGGTTGGATGCTGAGTATTTTGTTAGGTCTAATGGCTTAGAGGCGAGCTTTGCGATGGTACTTGCACTTAGTTCTACGTTCCAGACTGCTACTTCGTCAATCTTCCCATTTGCATATTTGTCATCATAATCATCAAAACCAATATTAACAGGAATAGGATGATTGTGCATAGCCACATAAGTCCCAAATCCATCTGCTGTACCATTATCTAATGAACCATTTATATATAAATTAATTCCAGAAGATGCACTTGTACCCCCAGAACCATCATAAGTAACTGCTACATGAGTCCAAGTATTTTGAGATATTGAGGCAGTAGAAACTCTTTTCTCATTAACACCTATACTATTATCAGCTAAAAATAACTGCAACTTATCACTATCATCACAATAAAATCTCCACTCTACTTGAGAACTTGTAGCTTTTGATGCAATAGAAAATCTTGTAGCTTCTACAGGGTTTATCCATGCTGATATGCTAAAAGCTGAGTCACTAGAACCATCTCCAAATGATAAAGAATCATTATCAGCTATTTGTAAATAATCATTAGAACCATCGAATGAAAATGAATACTTGTTGGGAAAGCCGAGTAATGCCCCACCTTTTGTAAGGATGTTGCCTAATCCTAGCATAGACTTACCCTAAGTATGCTATCACTGAACCGCTTGCTAATGTAAAAGCAGTCCATCTACCAAAAATAACTACTCCAGCAGGGAATGAGTTGGATGAGTCTATTGCATCTCCGTTACCGCCTGATGTGCCTACATACGATGCACTTTCAGGGGTTAATGTTGTAAAGGTTGAATCAGAAATGAATTGGATCGCAATGATTTCTTTACCTGAGATAGCAGTTGTACCATCTTCGAATAAACAACCTGATTGCCCCAATGATGCATTTTGTGATTCTTGAACTGAGTATTTGTGTATATTTGCCATATTTCTTCCTCACTAAGGTTTGGCTACCGTGAACGTGATCGTATAGGTAGTGTTAAAAGTAGTTACTACTTATAGCGCAATAGATTACAAGATTACGCCTTGAGAGCGCAATTTTGAATCAGATGTTGAGTTCATTATGATAGTTGGCGCAGAAAATAACTTTCTTGCTTTTTTGGAGTTACACTTAGGGCATACAGGCTGTGCTTTTTTTATTAGAACAGCCTCGTATATATGCTCACATGATTTACATTTAAAATCAAAGGTCATTTCTTTGCTTTCTTTTGTTCAACGTTTTTTACTGGCGCAGACTTAACTACTCCATGCTCGTCACACTTAACATAACCCTTGTCTTTAAACTCTTTTTTCATTTTATCAGAGATACTGTCTAGCTTACCAAAAACAGAACCATCCTTACGTTTATAATATAACATGTTGTTTCCTGATTACAGCCGGGTGGACCATAAGGCCCACCCAACTATTGTTATTGGTACTATCTACGATGGGTTCGCAAAATTAACAACACCCAAAGCAGCACTATCCGCCGCATGCGAAATCGCAGCGCCAAACATTACGTCGGCAACCACGGAAGTCGCTAGGTGGTCAATGTCGTACGCTGACTGTACTCTAGGTGCAATCTGCATAGCGAAATAAACTGACTCTTTCTTAAAGATAGAAGCAGTTTCATCACCAGTACCACCATCATCATCCCAGTCTGTAGATACGAATGTTGGCATACCATAGATTTGCCCACTAGCACCACTGACATTTGGATTCTGACCATCACCTCTACGAGATGCATCATAAAAGTCCTGTAAAGACAGAACACTCATATATGACGCTGGAGATAGATAGAAATAAGTCTCTCCATCTGCGTAGTCATGATTTGCATCAAGTAACTTCTGTAAACCACTTCTGATTAAAGCAGTTGTCATTGTATTATCAACACCAAGAGTAACATCATTAGCTGTAGCTGACTGAATGATGTCTACTGCAAGATAGTTTTCAACTTTCTTCGCAAGAGCATACCCCATTGAGCTTGCATAAGCTCCAAAGAGATTTGCTGATTCTTGCACTCTGACTACATCTTCAATACGCTTTGCTTCGTAATGATGTTGGTCAACAGTTAAACTAATCTTACCATCAGTGTTGTTTGTGTATGTTACTGCACTACCAGCACTTTTTGCAGCCGCTGTTTCTTCAGCAACTTTTGGGATATTTAAAATATCACCACCACCTGCTAATTCACTAGAGAAGTCCATGACTTGATTTCTTAAAGAAAATCTAGCCTCAGCATAATCTAGGATAGCGTCACGCCACATTTCAGGTATGAAATTGGCGGCGGTTGTTTTGGTTACGTTTCCATCTGCCATAATATTATGTCCTAATTTTTATTATAGTAGTCCATCACTTTTTGCCAATTACCAACGCGCTCTTTGGTATTCATATCCTTAAATGGATGCTTACCATCGGCTGCGCGCTTTGCAGCAATTGTCTCATCTGTGAAGACTGACTTTGTTATTCTTTTCGAGAACTTCAGAAGCTTTGCCGTTGACATTTCTTCTGCAAATTCACGATCTTGTTCATTTAGCGAGGCTAGAGCATCATTTCTTAATGTTGCATCTAGTTCGTTTGCTTGCGTTACTACTGATTCCATTTCTTTGGCTTCAGCGTCACGTTTCTCAAACAATTCCTGCCATTGCTCTTTCTCTTTCAGCTTTTCTGTTTCTATCGCTTCCAGTTTAGACTGCAATGAGGCAACTTTTTCCTCACTCTTTCTTGCACGCGCTCTGTACTTTTTGCTTTCTGCAATTAACGATCCAGCATCGCTGCTAGTGCTGGTGTTATCTTGTTCCGTAGATGCCGGAACGGCCTGCTCTTCCTGAGCTACTTTCGTTTCTTCAGACATTCTGTCTCCTATACTTCAATGATGACCACTTGGCGTTTTGTCATTTTTTGTAAGTTTTTCGCAAACGTACTAACAAACATTTTACCAACTGCTTTTTCAGCATCAGGTCCTATCTTATTAGGCTTTGCGACTACACGCGCCTTTCCAGGTCGCGAAATTATTTTTCTTCTTTTCTTAGAATTACCAAACTTTCCAAACTTATTATCTTTCATTTTTACCGCTTGTTCTGAGTCAGTAATACCGTAATCAATCTTTAACTCACCGCCAGTAGTTTCACCCTTGATGTATTTAAACTTGCTTAACATTTGGCCAGTTAACATTAGGTTTGGTGGGTTTGTCTTTTTGCTTTTTTGGTTATGCGATGCTTTGCCTGCTGATTTACGCTTGGCATACCCTGGCGTATAACTAGCAAACTGATTACCATCAGCATCAATACCTTTTAAAATTTGTTTTTTATGCTCTTGCACAATTCTCTTACCCTGCAAATCAAGGTCTTTTGTTGTGAAGTCTAATAATTTTCTAAGTTCAGGAAGCATTGATTGGAATCCATAAGTGACGGCAGTTCCAGCCTCCCCGATCAAGAAATGCACCTTTTTGTTCTGCTTCAATTCTATTTCGAGTCAGTGGCTCTTCTGATAAAAAAGTTCTGCATATTGGTCTATTCTTTTCATCTCGAGGTCCTGCATACTCATACAAAGTATCATTTGGTAAGTCTTCCGACATTGTTGCAATAACGCTTTGCTGATATGTTCCTAGTGTACTGGTAATAATTGTATCAATTCGTGGAACATCTCGCCCAAGGTTGCGTCTAATTAGGCCTGCAATATCATCTGTGCTTAGCTTATTAGCAATACCTTGAGAAATACTCATGCGAATGGACTCGCCAACTGTGCCAGTTAATCTTATAATACTTGAGCGTTGTACATTTTGTAATGCTAGGAGCTGTGTTTCAGATGTTGCACCAAAAAAAGGCAAATCATCCAGTAATCTCTCTGTTGCAATCATATAAGCACCAACGCCGGCAGATGCAGCAAGATCTTGCACAAAATAAGTGCTAATGTCAATTGCAGCAAGAAATAATAGTATTTCTTCTGTTGTTAAGCCCTCTTCTTCGAGTTGCTTCGTATCACTAAGAAATTCGCTGCTTGCCTGCTCGATAGAATCGTTATATGCTTTTATTGCATCATCAAGAACTGCCATTTTGTAGTCTGTTTAATAATCTATTTGCTGGTTGGTCTTCTTCCTGCTTAGAGGCAAGATTGTCTTTAAATTGTTGTAATTGAGCTTGGTTATAATCAGGATTGTTAATAATGAACCAATCTTCAGGCGTTGCTAAATTGTTTTCAAAGCGCCAGTTCCAATACTCAATTTCATCTCTTGGTGTTAGGATTGTTTGTAATGGCTCAATAAAGTCTACCGCATAATCATCTTTTAACTGTACGTTAGCTTTGACTTCAATAATACGTTTATCGATCGCAAAACGTTTCTT